AAGCGAAAAATACATCGGAAAGGTGCGACAGAATGACGCAGGTCTAACCTACTGATTTTACAGAGATTTTGCTAAGTGCTTGATTTTTCTAGGTTTTGATTTATTACAAAAACCGTTACATTTTGATGTGTGAACGATGAACCTTGACCATAATCCATTCATTGTACCATTCATCCGATTCGAGGACTCGGCGATCAATCTGTTCTCTCATTTCAAGGTAATTGGCTGTGCCCTTCGATTTGCAGAGGTGTAAAATCTCACGGCGAAAATGTTTCGAACCAAGCTTCTCAACGTCAGACTGAAGTTCTTTGTTTGAGCCATAATACTCTCGCCAATCAGAATCGACCTTCGTTCGTTTTTTCTTGCCTTTGACTTGGCGTGTCTTTGTCTTCTGTAGAAGTTTTTTGCCTATATAAGATTTCTTTGTCTTAAGATTGGTGATGCAATAAACGAAAGCAAGATGACCATCAAGATCATCTTGCTCAATTGCTTTGCCTTTATATTGCCACGGGTTGTCATAATTTTCCATACTGATGTGCCTCCATCAGTATGTATATGTCAGCAGGTGACCTTAAACTGTGTGGGGCAGTTGTTATCAGGGCAAACATAACCCATCGCGTTATCAAGTCTGATTCCGCACTTGTGGCAGTGTAACGTAGCCGTAGCAAACTTACCTGTTGGTATGTTCGGTGACATTAGACTTTCATTATCTCTCGCGGCATGAAAACCGTCAAGAAAACCTTCGCGATAACCCTTCTTATATTCTTCAGTCTTCGTCTCTGTCATGTTCATCACCTTCATCATCGTCATATGCATCTGCGCCACAGAATGGACAGAACTTTGGGTACCCAGAGGTATCGCCTAGTGTGTAGACTAAGCGATACTCTGAATCACAACATTCACATGTTTTATTTTCGACCTCTTTTGACATTTATTGTTTCCTGTTTACTAAATAAGTGTAGGTCGCGAAGCGGGAACTTCCACCTACTCTAATGCTAAACAGGAGCATCAGCATCATGACTATATATACGTATAACATTTCAAGAAATCTCTGTGCTGCTTTGGGTATAGAGCATCAAGACGATCCACAACTCTCAGATCAGACATTATCAATCAAACCTACAGATTGCTGTTCCGTACCTTCTCCATTATCCGAAGAGACAAAACTTGCTATTAGCCGTTCTAGAATAGGTCAACCCGCACCTAATAAAGGTATACCCAATCCAAAACAAAGTCTTCGCTGTAAGAAGAACAATCCCATGTTCAATGATGATGCAAGGGAACGAATGATACAGAGTAAGATTGGTAAAAGACCATCCAACTATGTAGATGAATATAGAACATTCTCTTGTGTGACCTGCAATAAGACGAATACTGTACGTAATGTTAGAGATGGTAAAACTCGGCGGTTTTGTAATCGATCATGTCAAGCGACTTTCACAAATACGAACCGCCGAGGTTTCAAGTCTTATAGTTCACAACCACCTGCGGCTGAACAGGCCAATTCCTGACTGCCTGTTGTCATATCTTGCGTTTCGTATTTAGCAAGAGCAGTCCAGTCGATATCCTTGGGCATCTGTGCTACAAGTGCTTCATACGTTTCGCGATCACAATCTTGATACGGCGCTTGCTGATAAACGTGATCTGAGAAAGGCAAGAAAGAAACACCAGACATTTCATCAAAGTGCTTCCATACCCACGCACCAACTTCTGGCCATTCACTTTCTTTGACAGAGACAGTGATTGAAGGCTTGTGTTCACACCATTCACGCTGATATGTAAGCCATAGTTCGAGTTGTTCGATAGCCGTCATGTCCTTGCGATAGACAGCACCATCTGGTGACTTGATCGGGAACGAGAACACATAAGTGTGGTCGGGCTTCATTACATCGTCTTCGACAGGAAAACCCATCTCGACCATCATTTTCGCGAGAGGGTCTTTCTTATCTGCACGTACAGTACGTATATAGAAAGGAGAATGCCGGGCATGAATACCAGAAGCAGCGTCAACAAGCTGGCTGACGGTGCCGGACGGTTTGACGCAAGTAATAGCAGCAGAAACAGGGATTCCCAACTTATTTGCCCACTCCTTTGCAGTCTCTTGAGCAACAGTACGGAGAGTATTTAGGAGTTTCTTGAGGTCTCCCTTCTTGCCGTTCGTATATTCATTATCCATGATACCAGTGAGCGATACACCGAGAAGTCTTTCTTCTTCGCAGTTTTTTCGCCACTGAGAGGATAGGTATTTGAAGTTGACAAGAGTAGATTGAAAAACTCCGAGTATGGTTGCATTGCGTACTTTTTCCTTCAATGTTGTTTCAGTGTCGTCACCACGGACAACGATTTCAGTTAGATTACAGAACTCGCGATTACGAAGAATAATTTCTGAACATGGGTTAGTGCCAAAGTCAAAATTAGGATCACGACGACCAAACTTTTCGGCCTGCTTCTTTGAAGCCTGACGAGAGAAGATGCCGCGCTCACCAGAGTGAGACTCATAGAGTGACAACCACTCCTTCATGAAGATGCCAACGTCAACGTTGTCCTTTGCAACATATGAGTTGTTGGCTAGGGCTCTTTGTGGGTTGTCTTTCCACCATTCACCAGACTTAGCCACGCGCATACGATCATCAGAAAGATCGGATAGACTAATAAGAGCAGAACGGCGAACGCCGCCGACAACGACAATTTCAGCGATCTTACAAACAATGTCATGACACTCCAATGTAGTCAGGCGACGGCCAGCGGCGCCCTTGAACTTCGCAACACAAAAATGAAACAGATCGTTTAAAGGAGTAGGACCAGATGCACGACCACCAAACGTCTTGAGTGGTGCACCAGCAGGGCGCACCTTGCTCAAATCCCACTTCGGTACTTGACCTGAGTAGAGAAGATGAATAAGTTCTTTGAGAGCCTTTGCCCAACCCAACTTACTATCTGCAACAACAATGACGGTATCTGAAAGATGAAAGTCTTCGGCAACAATAGGAAGTTGCTCAGTGAACTTTGACTCAACAGAAAAACCAACACCTGTACCGTTCATGAGGATGTAAAGTATTTCATCAAACGATCTAGGATTATCAACAGCAACGTAAGAACAATTATATCCAGATACATTCTCCCTCTTTAGAGCCTCACCAGCAGTCATGAGACAACGCATCGAAGGCATCGTCTTGAGTGACAGAACAGATTCTTCCAACTCTCGGCGTGTATTACTATCAAGTTTAAATTGATGCATCTCAGAAAGATGCTCTTCAAAGAAATCGAAATAGCGAGATACAGTTTCATCCCAAGTTTCTCGGCGATTTTCGTCCCAGAGCCAGCGAGCATAACGAGACTTGTGAATAAACTGTTGATAAAGAGAGGGAAGATAATTGTTTGACATGACTACTCCTGAATTATACTTTCTTCCATGTAGCGAACTCTAACATGGCACGATGATTGTTGAATGTATTACTATCTATAATGCTTTGTGGTGAATGACCTGCTAAGATCATATCATTGATATCTTTTTCTTGAATGTTTTTTGGCCAGATGCAAATGTTTTTACCCAATTCAATCGTTCTCTTCATGTGTTTGCATACTTCTACATTTCTCGGTTCATTATCATACACGAACACATAGTCATGATTTCCGACAGACAAAATCACATTATACAGCGAAGCATCCATCGCCGCAATAGCGTTGTCTAGAAACATGGAATCAATTGGACCCTCTACGACATAGATTCGCTTTGACTTATCTAATTTATCTAAGCCGTAGACTTTGAGATTGTCGTCAGAGACCTTTATTGTTATATAGCGTATCTTGGAGTTTGACAAAGCGCGACCTTGAAAACCCAACAAGTTTTTATTCTCATCATAAAATGGAATGATAAGACGAGGTTCTTCTGCAACAAGAATTTTATCATAATCAGGTAAAATTTTATGAACAAATTCTTTGAAATCATTCGCGTAATATAAATTGATCCAGTGTTCTTTAGGAATTTTTCTTTTGATCACGAATTGTTTAGCAGAATGATCATCATTAAGAGATTCGATTGTCGGCAAACAAATCTTAGGCTTGTTGTCAAACAGTGGTTTTGTTTTAACTAGGCTGAAATCAGGTTTAGTTACGTTACCTGAACTTTCATTCTTGAAACGCTCAAGTTGATATTGCTTGTAGAGTGATGCATCAAGTGTTTTCAGAAAGTTTCCGAAAGATACAGATGCACCACAGTTATGACATGTATAGAATAGATCACTCTTGCGTCGATAGATATATCCACGCATCTTGAGTTTGTTCTTCGTGGAATCGCCACAAATAGGGCAACGAAAGTTCCACAAGTACTCAGATTTCCTTGTAAACTTTTCTAGTTTGGGAGATAGAAGAGAAATGAATTTTATATCAATATAGAGTGACATGACAGATCCTTTTACGATCTGTCATTATATATCAAGTCTACTTAAAGATCAACTTAAAAATGGCGCTAATGTCGGCTCTTGCTAATAGCCAAGTAATAACAACTATTCCACCCATCATCATATATTTCCATGCCTCAATCTTTTCCAATCTCTTCATGAAGAAGTTACCTTCTCGAGACTCTTTCGTATGAGACTCTTTAATTTCTTTACGAATCTCTTGAAGTTCTGTGAGAATTGTCTTCTCGGTTTCCTCTATCTTATCCGACAGTTCGCGGTTGACTGTGGTAATACGTGAGTGAAGTTCTTTGATATCGTTATTGTGTTCTACTCTTCTCATTTCCAGTACGCTCTGTATCTCTTTTGTTGTTTCCTCTTGGTTTTCAAGTCTCTGTTCTTGAAGAGATACCATACGAGATAGATTGGACGCTATCTCTTGCATCTTGTCGATAGTGGTATCGAACTTCTCGCACAAGTTTGCCATTATACTGACATCTTTTTTGAGAAGTTCGATTTCTACTCTTTGATCTACTTGAGGCGGCATAAAGGGTCCTTTGATAAGGCTTCTTATTTTTTATAGTATTATTTATGTCACCTTAGTTTTTACCTGCGATCTTTTCCTGGCCTCGAGTCCATGCAGCAACTCCAAGTATAGCACCAAATGCCATGTGAATCAATCCACCATTATCAAGTGTGATAGACTTCCATGGTATGTAAGTTAAACCAGGAACAATTTGAGGTAAGAACATAGCAATTACAGGAAAGATGATAAAATCACAAGCACACATAATCATGTACAACCAACCCATGGCTGGTCGCCACATCGCTTTCATCCAATGTTCTTCTTCTTTGGCAAGCTGTGCCTGCCATTGCTTTGTTTCTAATTCAATTCTTGCAAGTTGTGCTGCCTCAGAGAGTTGAGGTGCAGCCGAAGTAGAAGAAAAAGAACCTCTTGATGAAAACTCTGGTCTAGAAGCAGCGCCTCTAGTAGCAGGTTCAATTTCATCCATTGCAACTGTTGGTTTTGTAGGTTCTTGATTTGGGTCTGGATTACCGAATCTAGCCATTGTAGCTCCTTATGAGAAAATATCTAGTGCTTCTTCATAATGATGCTTGCGATCTTCCAGACCGATTGTTCCACCGTTGATCTTCTTAGTTACAGTTAAAATATCACCCTTGTCGGCCCACTTGTTCAGTTCACGGGAATCCCAGAACCAACCGGCAGACCAGCAAGCGCCTTCAGCAGTTTCTAGCCATGGCACAACCTCTTGAAGAGGCATTTCCATATCGGCTGCAAAAGCAGAATAATTACTCTTGCCTGTTAGCTGAATGAATCCTCGACCGCGATAACGATAACCATCACCTGATTCAGGTGGTCCGTTACCCATGCGGTTTGCATATACTATATTCGCAATCTTCTCAGGCTTTCTGGCATAGGCATTAGCCTCACGACCAGCACGAATGAAGTATTTTGGGAAAATCTTGTTTAGACCTTGCGCCGAATAGTTCAGATTTTCTTCCATGACTGACATACCAGCAGATTCATGACCTACTTGAGCCAGAAACATAGAGATTCGCTTAGGGTTATTAATTTCATAGAAGGCTAGAACCTCATTCAATGGTTCTAGAACTTCCGCTAGCCATTCTTCGTCTGTATCTTCAAAGAATTGACATAGTTGTTCAATTGTGACAAGTGACATATTCATCTCCTATAATGAACGCATAATATAGAAGATAACTCACATTCTATTTAGCATAAATAGAATTGTTGAAGGAGGTCAATATGACTCGTATATACATATATGCTATAATCGCCGTTGTGATATTCGGTGCACTCACAGGAACCTATTATAGCTGGCGAAAAAGTATTCAGCGTGAAGCTCTATTGGAATTTAATCAGAAACAGCTAGAGCAGACTATTGCTGATCAAGCTGAGTTCCGTCGCAAGATGCAAGAGATAGCAGAAAAGCAAGAAGAAATCATCAAAAAAAATGATGAAGATAGAAGAGCCTTTGAAGATAAGATAAAAGGTGCTCAGTCTTTCATAGATTCTGAAGAGGCAAGAAAGTCTGACAGACCTGCATCCGATCTTCTAAAAGAAACAGTTAAGAGATTAAGGGAAACTACAAGATGAAAAAACTATTATTGATTATTCCTGCCATCTTTCTTGCTGGGTGTGCTACAACACCACAGCCCGCACTAGTCAGAACAGAACAAGTCGTAATCATACCTGATAATTCTTTATTCAACTGCCCAAACGTCCGCAGATTTCCTAATCCAGAAAACCTAACGGACGCTCAGGTTGCGGAGCTTCTAGTTACTCTTCACAGGAACAATACGAACTGTCAGAGAAACATAAATGCTATTAAGCAGGCCTTAGAAGAGGCCAAGAAGACAGCAGAGCAAAATAATCAGAATTAATTAGCGGCTCTTCTGTTCAAGAAGGGCCAATCTCTTATCTAAGTCTGCAAATAACTTCTGCATGTCAGCACGAATAGCAGCGCGGGCGGCTGCTGCATCTGCATTCATATCTAAACGACTCTTTTCAATAGCAGCCATTGAACGCTCACGATCTAGAGTCATAGCAGCACGAGCAAGTGCAGCGTCTCTTTCTACTCTGTCAATCTTATCGTTAAGAAATTCACGAATCTGAGCCATGTCGATAGTTGTACCTTGTGGCGGAATTGCCTTATTTTCGGCATTCACCACAACTGCAATCTTTGATTTTAGTTGAATGATTTCATTGCTTGAATTTGACAATGCGGACATTAAGTAGACCACACAAGAGAATAGGATTGGTATTCCAGCAAATACCATCTTTTCTACCAATCCACTTTTGCTACTATTAGCAGCCATTTGTTCAGATAGTTGAGCCAATCTTTTATCGTCTGTATCAGGCATTATTATATCTCTCCTTTTATATTATTATCAAAACATGTCGAAGAGATAAATCAAATTATAATATAATTATTTCTTACCATACCTTGCGTAACACATAGCTCCCGTGTTCTCGTCCTGTAGAATAATTGCTTTCTTAGGATTCTTATGTGCATACTCTCTAATATGTCGCCAGTGATCTTCCTCACCGATGTATGTGCGCCAATGTTTACCTTTTTGCTTTTGATGTTTTGCTTCATGAAAGATGTTAGAAGGTACAACAAACGTAGTTGAACCGGCAAACATACCAGTCTTTTTTTCTTCCATCATAGGTGTTTTACGACGCATCATCGATATGCCCATAGTTTGAGCATCTTGTTCTTTTTCGGACTTCTTTTTATATCTCTTAAGAGGCTCACCTTTAGGAAATGCTTGTGCATCGTCACCAGTTCCTGGCACGGCTGCACCTGTTGCATTTGCTGGAGCGTCTTCTTTGAGAGGACCGTTTGTGAGCCATGCATCGCAAGTTCTTTCACCTGCACATTTGAAATAAAACAACTCACAGAATCCGAGATTAGACTTTTCAACAATTTTA